TTATTTCTTTCCATGTATATTTTCCGAAGTTCGCAAGTCTACCTCGCGCACTTTTTGGTAGATCGCTCCGATGTCTTTGAGGTTGATGCGGAACTGGCTACGTGGATGGGGTGCCCACTTGCCGTTCTTGAGTGTGATCTTGACACCTGGGTCGTAGACGGCCTTGCCGTCCTGGAAAGCTTGGAGGAACAGTCCGAAGCTGGTGGATATGCCGAGCGTGATGAGTGGCCCGAATTCCACGGTGGTGCTGTCGCCTTTTCCTTCCTTGAGATATGGCACGTATGCGGCGCGGTTGTGTTTGCGCTGCCAGTGTTCGAGCAGTTTGAGGTACGACCATCCGGCGGCGAGATCACCTGTTTCCTTGTCGTAGAGAGCAATCATGCCGTTGGGATTGAAGTGCTTGGCGTCGGTGAATCCCACGAGTTCGAGGTTCAGCTTCGCCCTATCCTTGTCCTCGCCGAAACGATTGATGTCGCCTGATGTGAAGTAGTACTCGTTGGGTTCGCCGTTTTCGTCGGTGCCGCTGACGTGGCCGTAGCGCAATACGAATTCCGCTTGGGAATGCTGGGTCGTCCACCCCAGATCGGGTTGCGGCGTGAAAAGGGTGACTTTGTGGTTGCTGAGCCGTTCAAGCGATGGCTGCTTGATCGCCTTGAGCTCCCACACATCGAAGTCGGGGCCAGGAATGGCGTTTTCTCCCACGCCGAGTTCCGCTTCTAGGGTCAGTCCCGGAGCGTTGGGCGCGATATACGGTTTGACCCGTTGCCCGTCGTTGAGCATACGCCATGGGGTGATCTTCTTGCCGATGATCTTGGCCAGCGCTTCTTCGAGGATGGAGATTTCACCGACCGTGCGATCGGTCTTGTACTTGACCGGGCAGATGTGGCCTTCCTCGAACGTGTCCATATCCAACACGTAGCGACTTGCAAGTGACGGAGCTCCAACCACGAGACCCGCAACATGGCTGATTTTACCGCCTTCGCCTCTCACCGGGCCGAAGAACAGACAGCGGTTGAGTTCGTGGCCACGCTTCGATTCATTCAACAGTTCGGACGGCGCTTCCTTGCATCTCTGAAGGAAACCTGAGAACCGCACTTCTGGATACTGCGGGTAGTAGCACATCTTGGCGTTCGGAGCATCGAACTCGCCATTGGGCGTGACCCAATGCCATGGCACCGGAATCTGAATGACGGGTGCCCCGGCCTTCTTCTTCTGCGACTTTGCAGGCGTATACGACGGAACGCCAAGCGGAAGAAACGACAGATCGGAAGGATCGTTGGCCAAGAAGATCTGCTGCTTTGAGTTGTTGTTGGGCACCAGACGTTTGACCCAGATGCTTTCGGCACCGGCATTGGTCAGCAAGTCGTGCACTTGCTGGATGTCTGCTCTGTCGAACCACTGCTGATCGTCATTGACATGGGTATCGCTCATATTTCAACAATACCCATGCCAACGGCCGCATTATTGCATCGACATGACGGTATTAGTCAAGTCCCGCTCCAGCGACGGCCAGCTGACGGGCTTTTAGAATCGCCTCGCCGGCCATTTCGGAATCGGACACCAGTTCCGGTTTCTCGCCTTCCTGCATGACCTTGAGGATGTGCGGGCGCATGATACGGGCGATCTCCGCGATGGCGGGCACGACCACCGAATTGCCGAATTGCCGGTATGCCTGTGTATCCGATACGGGGATTCTGAAATCATCCGGGTACCCCATGAGACGTGCGCATTCGCGCGGCGTGAGTCTGCGGGGACGTTCGTCTTCCTGCGCGACAAGGATTTCGGATCCGTCCTTGTGATAGCGGGCGGACAGGGTACGCGACACCATGTCAGGCGTTACCAATCCGTAGCCGAACCCGTGGCCCATGGCCTCATGCTTGGCCTTGTAATCCTGCAGGTACTGCCACAGGCGCGGAGTAAGCGTGTACTTGTCCTGCACCTTGTTATGCTCGTGGTCGAAGTACCGGTCGCCGTCCCATGGCAGATACGGCTCGGTGCCGTCGGTTCTATGCAGGATGTCGGCGAGCACGGGCTTATGTTCGGGGAACTTGAGGTCGTCCCATGTGAAATCTGTGTGTGAACGGAAGCCGACGATGTAGATGCGCTCCCTGTGCTGGGGCACGAAGTTCTGACCGTCGATGACCTTCCAATGCACCTCGTAGCCCAATTCGTTCTGCAGAGCGTCAAGAATGACCTTGAACGTGCGCCCCTTGTCATGCGAGGTCAGGTTCTTCACGTTCTCAAGAAGGAACGCCGCCGGACGCTTCGCCGCGATGATGCGGGCCACATCGAAGAACAACGTGCCCTGCGTCTTGTCACGGAATCCGGTCTCACGTCCTAGACTGCGCTTCTTCGACACGCCCGCCAAACTGAACGGCTGGCACGGGAACCCCGCGAGCACCACGTCGCAATCAGGGATGTCGCCTACATCGACCTGCGTGATGTCCCCGGCCATCGTCTCCGCGAACCCGTAGTTCGTTCGATAGGTACGTGTGGAGAACTCGTTCCATTCCGAAGAGAACACCGCGTGGCCGCCGGCCGACGCGAAGCCACGACGAATACCGCCAATGCCCGCGAACAGGTCGATGGTTCGGAAGTCGGTGCCGTCCTCGTGTGTGGTGCCGAAATACAGCTCGCGCAACGCGGGAACATATGCCGGCTTGCACTCAACTTTGCCCGACTCCCATCGTTCCACCGTTGAGGTAGACACCTGCAGCGATTCGGCAAGCTGGCGTCGCGTCATGGAACTGCGCAACAACTTGATAAGTTCAGTTGCCTCGTCGAAGCCATGGACGCTTTGTGCGCTCTTGGACTCAGTTGCATTACCCATGAGGTAAGATTATAATTCAAAATGACGACATAAATTCCCAGCGATTCATCGTTTCTAACTACGATAGAACAAGTGTTCGATTCGAAGTCTACCGCATGGACCGCATGAAATATAACGCACTACTGTCGAGAGGTGTTTAGTGGTCATGAAAACCGGACTAGTTAGGAAGCAATTGAAACCTAGCCTTCCTATAGGTGACACGCAACTCGCCTATGAAGGATTTGTGGAGAGGTAAGCATGTCTAGCTGCATACCTTGGGTAACAATGTCCGGCGATGAAATCGAAACAGTGGTTGCTGTCTGTTTATGCAAACAATTCCCGGACGCGCAGCGGATACGGCCATCGCGAGGAGACGGAGGAATTGACGTTCGGGTCGATAATGAAGACGGAACCATAGATGTATATCAAATCAAGAAATTCGCAGTAAATCTTGGATCTTCTGAGAAGCGTCAGATCATCGAATCATGGAGACGTGTCAAAAAATATTGCAACGAACAAGGTTTGCGCCTAAAGAATTGGTATCTGACCTTACCTCTTGATCCGACGAATGAAAATTTAGAGTGGTTTAATGAGAATATTAGATCGAATTCTGATTTCCATTGTGCATGGAAAGGTCTGACGAATATTGAGGCATGGACATCTGCCATGCCCGAAGTATACAACTACTATGTCGCTAATGGCATGGAGACGGTAAATCAACAAATCAAGATGTTGCTGGATGCCGCTCAAAAGCCGGATTTACGAGACCCTAACGAACTTACGAAAAAACTGTTTGACGATGCCAAGCTTCTTAGTAGCATAGATCCGAACTATGCTTATTCCGTTCGCAGCATCAGCAAGTACGACAAAGGTGGTCTTGTTTTCTTTAATCGGCCAAGACTCGTATATTCCACAAGCATAACTAATGGCGAAGGCTATTCCGTAGTCATCGAGGCGATCGCCAAATACAAAGCCGTTGCAGAATTTGCCCCCATAAAAGAGTCAGGCATCGTGTACGCCGACACTCCAGAGAAGAAGCAGGAGCTTCTTGACTTTAGGCAATATGGCACCCCTTTTACCGAAATGCCAATTAAAAACTTGGAAGGGAATCTACGGCTACCCTTGTTCGACGAGCCTCAAGATGAGGTCTTATCTCGCATTCGGCTGTTGGAACAAATCGACCCTCACCCATTATCTTTGACCTTGGTTTCAAGGGATGCGCACATTGTCCTGAAGCAGAGGAGTCGCACATATGGTCAAATTGGAGCAGAGTGGACGGGAGAGGACGAAGCCCATGTTATTCATGCGCGGCTAAGAACGGAAGTCGATTCTCTTAAAACGACGTTACAAATAACTTTTCACTTTAATGCTCTATCTGGGAGCGAAGTTCCGTCCGCATTCAACGCCGTGAATTTCCTCTATACTGCCGCGCAATCCAAAGATGTGGAATTGCAGACGATGGATGGAGAGCCCGCATATTTCGACCCTGAATGTTTGGACGCATATTTATTCGACCAAGAAAAGATTCATCCTTGGTATGAATTGCTCTCACTACTAAAGACCATTCATGATGCGGCATCTAGGGATTTCAGATGTCCAGACTTCGCAACGCTTAAGTCGTCGCAGGTTAGACGCTGGAAGGAGATAGAGCATCTGTTAAATGGAGAGCAAGTGATTCGCCATTGGGACACTCTCAAATTCACTAAAGATTCCAACGAATGCATCAGCTTTCCAACTGGCGTATATGGAATCTCGAAGTTGATCGTCCCGATAGGCGATCAGGATGTTTTCCTCGGCTATAGCCAATGGTGGCTGAATGCGGCTTCCATAACTGAACCTTCCGACACTAATAGGGAGTGCGTTCTTCATTCATCGGTCGACATATGCGACCTGCTTGTTGAGCACAGGATTAAAGCATTAAAACGTGAAGACAGAGATAAAGTGTCACGCATCTTCATTGGGCCCGTATTGGATCTGTCGGCATATCAACAATATGCGGTTCCCGTTCAGTAATAGATACAACGGGGTTTCTGGATCATCGAAATGATGATCCAGAAACCCCTGAATGACATAGCCAATTTACTCCAGCTTGTCTCTTGACAATTTCCCTTCAAACGCTTGGTTGACGAGCGTGTACACGGTCTGCGCGACGCCTACCACTCCTGCAAGCACGATGCCCCACGTATAGGTGCCGTCGAATCCACCGGTGGCGGCGATGGCGATGGTGCCGAACAGGATGGATGCCGCGAGGGACACGAGTCCGACGTATCCGGTGGGGATGTACTTCTTGAACGCCTGCACGAACGCGGGCACGATCAGTGCCACGAGCCCGGAAGCGAGGGTGGTTGCGGTGGAAATATCCATAGGCTTCTCCTTGGTTTGATGATGAATGTGGCCTCCAGCATGGTGCCGAAGGCCACGATGGTTGTGGTCAGTAGTGGAGCCACTGGCCGGGGTAAATGAGGTTGGGGTTGGCGAGGTTGTTCAACTGGGCGACGCGCCGCCAGCCATTGGCTCCGAAGATGCCGCTCAAGGTTTCGCCGCTCTTGACGACATGCACGCGATTGCCTGTGGCTGTGGATCCGTTGGTGTCGGTTGCCGTGCCTCGGTAGGTGACGATGTTGCCCGGATAGATCAGGTTGATGTTGCCGGACGGCACGCTCCACGCGGTCACGGGCCACAATCCCGTTCGCGCGGCGATGCCACTGATGGTGTCGCCGGAATGCACCCGCACGGAAGTCGTGGAAGCAGCTGATGCGGGTGTCACCGTGGAAGTTGTACTGCCGAGTCGCTGGTTGATGATCTCCTGCACTTTGACGTACTTGTCACCGGGGGCTGCCTTGCGGGCGTCGCCGTTGCCGAAGTCGCCTCGTATGGCGCGGTCCGCCAGAGCGTTCCAGTCGGTCGTGTTAACCTGTGGCTGCGGTGCGGGCTGGCTGGGCTTCGCGGCACCGTTGGGGTTGGCGTACTTGTCCCACTGCCAGGCTTCACCGCGGAACACGTTGAGATCCAACGGCCCGTTGTATCCGGGCAGTCGGCCGTTGGGCGTGTACTGGCGCATCGCCTCGCCATAGGCCCCGTACTTCCACGGGCGGGTCTGCCAGCCGGTGGCCGCGTTGGAAGCGTATTGCGCCACCCACAATCCGCACCTAGCCCTCACGTCGGACGGGATCTGCCAGATGCCGCTGGCCTGCACATAGACCATGGGCCATACGCCGGTCAGCGTGTGGATGCGTTGGACGAACTCGCGCACCCAGTTGCCGTTGCCCCACGCGCTGTTCTGATAGGACTCCCAATCCAGCACGAGTATCGCGCGGTTAACGTAGGAGCGTGCGTGGTTGATGAAGTGGTTGGCTTCGTCGGTGGCGTTGTTGCCGCCTGCGTAGTGGTAGAGGCCGAGTTTCTTGCCGGTGTCCAGCGCGCCCTGGGCTTGCGCCCGCCATACGGTGTTGACGGAGCCGGTGTTCTGGGTGACTTTGACCACGGCGAAGTCGGCCTGCACCTGACGCGTGATGTTGGCGGGCTGCCAGCCGGATACGTCGATGCCGTTCATGTCGGCCATCGCGGTCGGCGCGACCATGAACATGGCCAGCAACGTCACGAGTAATGCAGATAGTCGTTTGATGATTCGGGACATGCCGTTGTCCTTCCAAAAGGAAAGGCCTTCGCCATTGATGTGGTGAAGGCCTTGATAGTTGGTGGTTGTTGGGTTATGGGTTGGTGTGGTAGTTCCAGTCGTCGCTGTTGAGCCGTTGCCGGTAGTCGTCTGCTAGCTGCTGGTAGCGGACATGGCCTGCTCCGTTGCCACCGTGCTCGGTGTAGGCCTTGCCCGCATCGAGCTGGTGTTCGTGCTGCATACGGCTCATGGTGGGAAGGAACAAGGATTGCCGGTAGATTTCCAGTTCGAGTCGTCGTATCGCCGGCGACGCTTCGATGGCATGTTCCAAGTCCTTGCGCTGGTCGATCCGGCGCAGCAACCATGAGACCAGTGAGGCGATGGCTCCGCTGCCGATGAACGCGCAGAGAATCAAGATCAGCGGATGGGTGCCTATGACGTTGTTCATCGCACTTCTCGCACGTCGTCGAGCAGACAGGTGAATGAAGGCGAGCGGAGCTCTTGGTTCACGCTGTCATTGATGCACAGGTTGTATGTTGTCTGAGTTGTAGCGTCTCGGTAGAACTCTATGGTGACGTTGGTGGATAGCTTGATGGGGGTGATTCTTACTTCAACCCACGTCATGCCGTTGGCGAAGTCGGTTGTAGATGCCAGCATCGGTATCGCATGACGAGTCATTTTCGGAGTGTCATTGGTGAATTGGTAATCATCCGACAGCACCTGCACTTCGATGGGACCGGTAACGCTATTGCTGTTGTAATACATGTTGGGCGTGAATGTGACCAACGGATCATAGTAGATGCCCATTCCCCTGTAGGTGAATACTGTGGCGATGTTGAACGGTGAATCACTTATGCCGATCTGCGAATACCACCGGCTATCTCGAAGGGAGAGGGTGCCGTCTGAGAGCACTCGGATGTCATAGCCGGACTTGACGATGCCCACCACGGTGTCGGTGGCTATGGGCACGTTGCTCGCATCGCCGGGATCGCCCTTAGGTCCCGGCTCGCCCTGCGGGCCTTGCTTGCCGCGCGGCAGTCCGAGCGCGACGATCATGTCGCCGTTGCTATCGGAGCTGGTGCTCACGGTCGGGGTTTCCTCGTCCAAGGCGGTGGCGGTCAGCTGGCTGATTTTGGATCCGCGTGGAATTGAGAGGTTGAGTTTGCGCTGCCAGCCCGTGCCGGTCATGCTGCCAGTGGCCTTCTTGGAAGGCACCAGCGTGGTGACGGTGCCTAGGGTCAGGGTGGCGGTGTTCACCAAAGTCTGAGCTTGGTCGAGCGTGTCATGCAGATCCTTGAGCGGATCCGCAATCTCCGATGCCCTTGGATTCAATCGACTGGGTTCGATGAAGATAGGAATGTTGCGGCTGGCGATGGTGTTACCGTCGGCATCCTCGATGTCCAGTCCGAGCACAGTGCGCTCGCCGGCCTGTTGCAGCAGCGCCTGCGGCACGGGCGTGGTGAAGGTGACCTGGCGCATGCGGCTGGCGTTATCCGTGTTGGTTTGGGCACTCATGTTCCTCCATCCGCCGCCGCTTGACGGATCCGAGGGGTCACGGTTCCATGTGAGCCTCGCCGACAGGCCATTGAGATCGTCAACATCCTCGCCACCATCGGTGACGTTGAACTTCAGGATCCGCCCGTTCATGTCCCCGGCGTTGAGTCGGATTGGCGGCACGTAGTCGTTGGCGAGGTCGAGCGTGGCCTCGATGGTGCGATACTTCTCAATCTCCATAGATAGGTTCCTTACTGTTTGACGAATGTGCCGTTCTCGAACACCCATGTGCCCGATTGGTCGGTCAGGCTGATCTTGTCGCCCAATGTGATGGCGAGATCCCCGTGCCTGAGTGTCGTTTCCGTGCCGGATTGCCGGACAGATTGGGTGAGGTTGACGGCGGTGACGTAGGCCTCGTCCCAGTCGGCCTTGCCAAGAGAGACATCCGTGCTCGCCCGGTCCCATGCGGCTTGGTTCTGCGATACCGTCAGTGCGGCGTCGGTCCACGCATCCTTGTTCGCCTGCACGAGTCGGCCGGATTCACTCCAAGCGCCGCTGTTCTTCGTCACCATGTCCGTCGCCGCATCCCATTCCGGCTTGCCTTCGGTGACGGCTGTTGCGGCGGTGTCCCATTCGTCGGAGTGCTGGCTGACCGTGGAAGCCGCCGCATCCCAATCCGCTTGCTTGGAAGACACCGTTTCGTAGGTGGCGTTCCAGTCGGCGGCGTTGTCGTTGACGGTGGCGGCGGTCTGATTCCATTGGGTGGCGTTGTCCACGACGGTTTGGGCCACTTGGTCCCATTTGCCGGCGTTCTGGCTGATCTGCTGGCTGCTGGTGTTCCATGCGGCCGATTCGGCTACCACGCGCTCCAGGCGCTGCTCCGCCGAACGGTTGGACGTGGTGAAGCGTTCGATGATGTTGCCGATCGTGACGGTCGTCAGTGCGGGGTCGAACAGATCCTCTTCCAGTTGGAGCACGCGGCCCGCCAATCGCAGGTCGGGGGTGAAGGTCGTGTCCACGAGCAGCACGCGGTCGCCCAATCCAACGCCGTTAAGGTCGGTGCCGGATCTGGCGAAGGTGAGGATGTCGGCCTCGTAGCTGACCGTCGGCACACTGCGCCGCTCCAATTCAGCCTTGGTCTCCTCCAATAGCTGTTGTTTGTCTTCGCAGTCGCCGTTTTCGTAGATGCCTTCGGCGGGGTGGATTGTGGTGGAGGTCAGAGCGCGGAGCTCCACATCATCGAGGTATATGGTGCCGGTGGGCTTCTCGAAGATGATCCAGATGTTGATTTCCTTGGGGAAATCGATGGTGAACCTTTGTCTGGTTCGTGTCCACTGGCCGGTGTTAGTGGCCGGTGTGATCTTGATGGTCGGATCCGGGTAGGCTGTGTAGCCTTGTCGGATCGATACCTTGAATGTTTCGCCGGGGTTGGCGAGTGTCCAGAACGATAGTTCGTAGGTGACGCCGGGCTTGGCCTTGATGGAATCGCCGTGCGCCTTGCTTGCGCAGGTATCGGTGTCGGTGCCCATGCGCAGCATCGTGGTGCCGGCGTGCGGTTTGATATTTCCATCGCCGGTTATCTGAGCGTCCAGAAATGCTAGGGATGGGCTAAAAGTCCATCCGTCGGCTCTTCCGGCCCCTTTCTCGAAATCGCCGTTGTTGGTGAGATTGTCGCCCAATGCTTCATCTGCGGGGCCGGGCAAGCCCCAGAGTTTGGTGGCTTCCGTGTCTTCGACGTAGGGTTTGCCGTTGTTGATGTCCGAGAAGTCGATGCGCCGCCCGTAGCCGCCGGTTTCGTTTCCTTCTTCATCGGTTGCGGGCAGGCCTTTGCCATAGCCGTAGAGTCGGGTCTTCACGCCGGTGGCGTCCACGGTGCGCGTGACGCCCTTGAGATCATGCCCGTACTCGAAGCGGCGCAATCCCTCGTTCGACTGGTCACCTTGGGCTTTTACAAGGTTGACGGCCCGATCAGTGATCCGCAGGTGTTGCGGATCCATGAGGTAACTGGAGGTGATTTCCAGCCCGTACTCGGATGCGATCGATTCGACGGCCTCCAACGCGGAGACGTGGTAGAAGCTCAGATCCGCCGTGGTACCGTCATCATCCACCGTGCCGACCGTCCGGCGCGTGCCCTCCAACGCCTTTCGCAGGCATTGGGTGGCGGTGGCGGTGCGGTTGCGTTTGTCCTCGATGAACGTGTCGTCCAACTCCTGGATGCTGCCCTTGCACACCAGGCTCGTGATGATCCTGGTGTCTTCACGCCGGTGTTCCGGTGAGACAACGATGGTTTCCTGCAGGTTGCCGCGCGGATCAGCGAACAAGATCCGGTCGCCCTTGCCGATGGTGGTTTCGCCCATGCAGGTGAGCTCCAGGTTGCGGGTGCTGTCCACGCCGCTGGTCCACTTCGCCTCGGTGACGCCCGTGGGATCCGGCTTGGGTGTGTCCCACCGGTCGAAGCACGCGAAACGCATGAAAGATTCCTCCTTGGTTATATGAGCCATTGCGGCGTGTAGGTGACGTACTGCGCATACTTCTTCACGTTCGTCTTCGGCGACAATGTGGCGCTGAACGTAATGGGGCCGGTCGGCATGCTCGGATAGTCGTCGTCGATGGCTATCGGGATCGGCTCGCCTTGCCACAGGGTCCTCCGGTTCTCACAGTCGAGCAGCAGTTCGTGCGCTTCGTCCCATAGACCGGCTCCCTTGAGGGTGCTGTGGGCGTGTACCTGTTGGCCATTGACGGTGAATGTGTGAGTCGTGGCCACCGGGGTCACGTCGTCCACTTTCTCGTCAATCAACTGGTGCAATACCGGGTATGTGGGCCGGTTGCCGAGGATCCGCACGTGAATGGTCTTGCCGTCCAATGGCAGGTCGATGCGCTGCACGCTTCCGTAGGCGTAGGGGGCGGCGTCCAACGTGAGTGTGCATGTGCTCCACTTGAGCGTGCCCGCCGCGTCGTACTGGTCCTCCCATGCGCCGACCGACAGTCTTCCGCGAAATTCGCCGTAATCCGTCAACCCGCCGACTCGGACGCTGTGCCCGTTATGGCCGCCGACCAGTGTCTTGGCTTCGCCGATTTCCATATGGTCGCCGGTCGCGGCGATTTGGATGCTGATTTCGCGGCGTTCCAGCGCCGGATACCCGTGCGCGTCGTCGAGGGTCACATCCCAGCCGCCGGAACGTCCCGGTGCCGACTGGAACATGGTGACCGGCTTGGCATCGCCAATGGTGATGCCTCCGGCCACCGCGAACACCGCATAATCCGACAGTGATTTGCCGTCGATGCTGATGTGGCTTTTGTCGAGGTTAAGGCCTCGGATCCGTTGATGGTTGGTGAGCATTAGTAGCCTCTTGCCTTCCTGTTGCCGAGGGCCTTGTCGATGGCGGGAGCGAGCTGACCGGCCATGACGCCGGAATCCAACAGCAGGCGCATCGCGGGCAATGATTGCAATGCTTCGGTCACCGCATCGATCACATCCTCCTTCGACAGGCCATGCTCCGAAACCGGAACGCCGTCGGAAGGTTTGGATCCGGTGGCTTGGACGGCCTGCATGGTGTGCTCCATGCCGAGCTGCGCGTCGAGGTCGAACGCTTGGATGGCAGTGGCTTGATCGAACGCCTTGTAGGCTTCGCCTGCAAGGTTCGTCGCGGCCTTGGCCATGAGCGTGTCGGTCTGGATGATGCCGTTGGCCAGGCCTCGGCCGACCATGAGGCCCACGGTGTCGCGCATGAGCTTGGACGGCGATGCTATGCCGAAGAAGCTCTTGACCGCGTTCCACGCGTTTCTCGCCAGGCTGAGGATGGCGTCCTTGATGGCGCTGCCCGCGTTCATCAGCCCGTTCTTGATGCCCTGGATGACGTTCCAGCCGAGGTTGCCCCAGTCCACTGAGGTCAGGCCGTCCCATATCGCGCTGATGATTCGGGGCAGGGCGGCGATGATCTGGGGTATGGCTTGGATGATGCCGACGACGAGCTTGCCGAGCAGGGTGATGCCGGTCTGCAGGATCTGCGGCAGGTGGCGTGCGATGCCGTTGACGAACCCGCTGATGATCCTCGGCAATGCGGCCACCAGTTCGGGTATCGCGCCGATGATGCCGTTGATGAATCTGATCAGCAGGTTCACGCCGGTTTCCATGATCCGGGGCAGCATGCCGAGGATCCCGTCGATGAAGCTCGTGATGATCCGTGGCAGCGCGGCGACCAGTTGTGGTATGGCGTTGATGATGCCTTCGACGAACTTCGCCAGCAGGTTCAACCCGGATTCGATGATCATGGGCAGGTTGTCCACGATGCCCTGCACCAGGGTGATAACCATTTGCATGGCGGCGGGGATCAATGTGGGCAGCGCGTTGGCGATGCCGTCCACCAATGTGGTCAGCAGCATGGTCGCCGTGGTCAATAATTGGGGCAGGTTCGCGGTGATGCCCTGTATCACCAACGTGAGCAGCGTCAAACCGGATTGCATCAGCACGGGCAACTGTTCCGCCACCCATGTCTGGAAACGGGTGATGATGCCGGGCAGGGTGACGGTCAGGAACTCGGTGACGTAGGTCTGCAACTGGCCGCCGAGACTCGTGTTCAACGCGCCCAACGCGAGCACCAGCGCGCCGAGTATGGCGGCTAGCCCAAAGTATTTGAGGAAGTTCGCCGGGTTGAAGAAATTCAGGAACAGGTTGCCGATACCGGACAATCCGGCCTGTATCGGCGCGGCCAATGTGGTGCCGAATCCCTGGAACGCCGTGCCGAACGCGCTGGTGACCGGCGACAGGAAGCCTCCCACACGCCCCGCCAACGCCTGGAACGGTGCCGCCATCCGGGCTCCGATACCACTGATGCCCTGTTGCAACGGTAGGTAGATCTTCGAGTCGAACAGGCCGACCATCGTGGTGCCGATGCCGGAAAGCCCGCTTCTGGCGCGGTTGGCCATCATGCCGAACACGCCGCCGAAGTTCGCGTCCACCAGTCCGAGCGCGTTGCCCCAACGCGTGCCCAGATCCGTGAACAGGCTGCCCGCGCCGGAGACGACGCCACGGATCTTGCCCATGTTGCCCGACACCAGCGAGACCAGCGCGCCGCTGCCATTACCGGCTGCGGTGAACGCGTCGAGGATCTGCGGGCCGAACTGGCCGAGCGCGGTGAAGCCGCCGAACGCGCCGACCAACAGGCCGACATGCCTGGCGATGTCCTGCAAACTGATGGAGCCGTCGGCCATGCCGTCGGCGAAGCGTTGGATCCACGGCGTCACCGTCTGCGCCGCACTTGTGAGCTTGCTGCCGAGCTTGTCGGCCAACGGCTCCAACGCCGTGTTCACCTTGTCGATGGCCGGGGTGAGCACGTTGAACGTGTCACGCAGGGCGTTCAATGCCGGGGTCGCGGCCTTCTGACCCACACGGGACAGTGCTGCCTTGACGTTGGCCATCGCGCCGGAGAAGGTTTCTCCGGCCGCCAAGGCGGATCCGCCGAGGTACTTGTCCAACGCGGTGGCGAAGGTCTGGAAGTCCACCTTGCCCTTGGACACCATCTCCGACACATCCTGCGTGGAGACGCCCAGTTGGTCGGAGAGTGCCTGCAACACGGGCACGCCACGACTGGTGAGCTGGAGCATGTCGTCACCCTGCAGCTTGCCACGCGCCATCACCGAGGTGAAGATCGCGCCCGCGTCGGAGAAGCCCATGCCGGCGATCTGCGCCGTGTCGCCCACGGTCTTCAAGACCTGTGTCAGCTGTTCGCCCGGCTTGATGCCGCTGGCGACGGCAGCTGCGGCCACGGTGGCGGCTTCGTCCAGTCCGTAGGCGGTGCCCTTCACCGCCAGATTCGCGTTTGCCATGATCTCGCCGATGGCCTCGGCGGAATGGCCCAAGCCCTTCAGTTTGGCCTGTGCGTTCTCGATGTTCAGGGCGCGGGCGAAACCGCCCTTCGCGGCCAGTGCGGTGATGCCGCCGCCGATGGTGGTGATGGCACCGAGTCCGACCTTGCCGATCTTGCCGAAGCCGGTAACGGCGCTTTTGGTCACGCCGGTGAGCATGTCCGACAGCTTGGTGCCGCCGGTCTTCGCTCCGACTGTCAGGCCGTCGCCGAGTTGGGATCCGAGTCTGGATCCGGCACCGGCTGCGTCGATTCCCTTGAGTTCCCTGTTGAAGGTGGAGCTGAGGTCTTTGAAGCGGGGAACGATGTCAACCCATGCTGTGGCGAGCGATGCCATCGGTGCCTCTCTTCGGTTATGCGCTTGCCGCTATGCGTGGCTGGTTCAGGTAGTCGCGCAGGGACCGCTTGTCCATGCCGACCAGATCGTTCCTGCAAACCACGTCGCGGCGGTTGAGATCATGGTTTGGTGTTCCGGGCGGTTGCACAGGCTTGGGTTTCCTGCGGCCTTTCTGGCCGTCCTTGGTTTTGGCCCACACGAGCCAGCGCAGCGAGTATTCGATGCTGCGCATCCAGAAGTCGATGGGCTTCCATGCCATCCGCTTATCCAATGCTTTGGCGAGCGGTGTGCCCGGTTCGCTGTTTGCGGCGATCAGGTAGATGTCATGCCATGACAGCAGCGGGCATCCCAGCCATCTGAGCCGGACGCCCGCTTTGATCAGTTCGTATTCGAGTTCATCCCCGTGGTTGTCGATTAGCCACAGGACTGCTCCTAGTCTTTTGGGTTCTTGGTCCACGCTTCGATGAAGTCGTTCAGCTGCTGCGGATGCAGCTTGTCGAGCTCCTTGCGGGCCTCTTCGGGGAACAAGTCGTAGAACGCTTCGATGTCGCCGGCGGTGATGCGCCGCAGGTCGCCCAAGGTCAGGCCGTCGCTTGACTTGACCTGATAGCGGGTCTTGGATCCGGGGAACTGCACTTCGATGGTGTCGGTTCCGCTCGGCTGGTAGTCGTTGATGATGATTGCCATGTTCGTGTCCTTTGAATGCTGGAAGCCGTGTCCGAACGGAGGGTGTCACCCATGCCGGTGGACACGGTGAAGTTCCGGCATGGGCGGGTAATCGTGGTTACTGCTTCGCGGTTTTGGCGGTAGCCTTGGCCGTTCGCTTTGTGGTGGTCTTCGTCGCCGCCTTGGCAAGCGTCGGCACGGTTGCATCGGTGAACGCTGCGACGCTCTTCGCGGCCGGGGTCGTGGATGCGACGTGGGCGATGTATTCGTAGGCGGTGTTGCCGTCCGCATCGGGCAGCGCGTTGATGGTCGGCGTGTAGGTGATCGGATCGCCGTCGGTGTATTCCACGTCGTCGAGTTCGCCCATCTTGCCCTGTGGCACGACGATGCGCTTGACGCGGTTGTTCGTCATGGCAAACTCGAACACGAGTAGCAGCAGAGGGCCGTCCTTGCCGTTGTGCTTGACCGCGATGGTCTTCGCCGTGCCCTCGCCTGTGACGGTCACGTTGTCTGGCCCGTACACGAGTGCCAGCGTGTCCTCGGTGGTTTCGATCATGCCGAACTGGAAGCTTTCCGCGCGGGAGGTGACGACGCTCAGCACGCGGTCGCCGCCGAAGGCGTTGATGTCGCTGGTATCGGAGTCGATGGTGTTGGTGACGCCATCCTCGCTCAGATAGCCGCCGTCGCGTAGCGTGTCCGCAAGTGGTGTGGTGGCGTCGGTAGGTACGGTCGCTTGGCCGGAGATTGCCCACCACATGCCGCCCGCGTATCGTCCGCCTTCGCCATGCGGCTTGCCGACGGATACGTTCTGGGAGTCTGGAGTGCCCATAGTGTTCCTTCCTTGCCGCCTATCGGGCGGCGTCGTATTTGTGGACCGTCAGTTCGACGGTGATCTGGTATCTGGGCGTGGATTCGTCCAGCGGGAAATTGATGGTGCTTTGCACATCGACGCGGGCGACGTTCGGCATCTACCAAGCCCGTTCGAGCACGGTCTTGGTCAGGTCGGCGAGTTGCGCCGCCTTGACGCGGGATCCGGCCCAGCATTGGATGGCGAGCATCGGGGTGTCGATGAACTTGGTTTCGCCGCCGCCGACCCGTTCGATGGTGACGAACCGTTCGGGGCGTTGCGGAGGCACGTCGAGACCGACAGGGATTCCGTCGAGTTCGGATTGGGCGGACAGCCATTGCGCCAACTGGGTTTCGGTGTTGAGCATCAGCCGCCGCCCTGCAACGCCTTCAGCAGCGTGTTGCGCTTGGCGTTCGACCGCTTGGTATGCAGGTCGGTGGTTTTGACCATGCCGTGCGCACGGGGCTTCGAGCCGGATCCGATGATCGCGTCGCCGACATAGCCTTTGGCGTTGTGCATGCCGTTGGCTGTCGAAGCCACGCGCTTGGCTTGTTGGTCGATCTCTTTGAGCACACCGGAGGAAGTCAGCACTTCAGTCATGCCCTTACGATGGGTTTGTATTCTGATTCTCGCCATGTTCAGCCGTCGCTTCTCGTCACTGGTACGGTCATGTTCCATTCGGTCGGAGTCATGCCGCCATCCACGGGGAACGGGTCACCGACCACCTTGTATTCATGGCCCGCACGACGATGGCCTGTCCTCGCAACGCATCGCCCTTGTAGTCACGCGGGAAATACAGGTTCGCGTCGATTCGGATGCCATCCGGCCGGTTGGAGTCGCCGGGGTTCTCGCCGTTCGGCGCTCCCACAAGCACGTTGCCGACCGGTTCCGACTTCGTCTCGTAGACGGGGTTGTTGCCTTCGTCCAGACCGGTCTGGATGCGGCGCATCACTGTGACGGTCTCGCCTTTCATCGCTTGCCTCCGGTTTCCGCCATGTCGAGGTGGAAGGCGTGGGGCACGCCCACGCCCAGACGGGCTTTCTCCGCGCGGGTCAGGTAGAGATCGCCCATCGGGTTGCCGTAGGTGAACGACTCGCTGAAGCTGCCGGCCGTCTGCTGCGAGTTGGTCACGCCGAGATGGTCGTCGTCAACGAGCATCTTGCGGATCACCATCGCGCAGACGATGGCCTTGATCGTGCGTTCGGACGCCTCGGCCCATTTGGGGCAGGTGTCCACGATGATCTGCGTGGCATCTTCCAGCAGGATGGCGGCGGTTTCCCGTTCCGCCGCCGTCAGAACATGCCAGCGCTTCTCAACGTCTTCGTAGGTGGCGAACGGTTCGGCGGGTTCAGGGCTCACTTGGTGGCCTTCGCGGCGCGGCTTGCCGTGGCGGTCTTGAGCACCGCGATGGCCTTCGGGTCGAGGATCGCGTAGGAGAACACGGCCTCGGAACGGTAGGCCACCTGATTGGATCCGGCCAGATCGATGCCGGTGTTGTCCGGGTCGCCGTAGGGAATGACCTCGGCGGTGATCGGGCGGACGAGTCGCCAGCGGATTGTGGTGAAGTCGCCCATGAAGGCGAGCACGTTCGTGGCGGCGGTGGCGTATTCGCCTTCGACGGTGGTGGAGGTGGACGCGGGGATGCCGTCGATGGTTCCGGCGTTCAGGCTCAGCGGGATCTCCGGGAACTGGCGTGCGCCGTTGGCGGTGACGCGCAACTTGCGCAGCGTGTTGGCGAACACTCGGGACAGGGCGATGCCGTTGATGTTGACCTTCAGCAGCTGGTCGGTCATCAGGTCGAGGTTGGCGAGCGCATCGGCTCCGGCGGTCACCTGCGCGGCTTCGCCGGACAATGCGGTGTATCCGGCGAGGGTTTCGCCGGATGCGGGGTTGACTGCGTGGTAGACCACGTAGTCCAGTGCTTCGCCCAACGCGGCCGCCTGGTCGGCCTGGATCGCGTCGAGGATCTGTAGCTGGTCGTCTTCGTCGGCCCACTGGAGCTGCTTGGAGACGCGGGTGGTGCACTGGACGGTGAAGCGCTTGCCTTCCTTGGGGGTGATGGGCTGTTCGTAGCCGCCCTTCTTCGCGCCTTCGGCCACGACCTCGGCGCGGGCCTTGCCGTTGAACACGTTGTACTTGTCGTCGAGGAAGCCGAGTTTGTCGGCGGGGCTGAGGGTGGCGATGGTGCTCGTGTCGTGCGCCTTGCCGACGACGGCGAGGGACACGTCGGTGGGCAGGGTCACCTGGGTGGCTTGCAATACTGCCATATTGGTATTGCCTTCCTTTAGATTGGGTCAGTTGGTGCCGAACAGCTGTTTGAGCAGCAGCATGTTCGGGTTGTCGTTGCCGGTCTTCGCGCCAGGCGTGCCGGATGGATTGGGAACGGCGGGCTTGGAGACCGTGGACAGGTAGGTTTTCAGGGCTTCGGCGTGCGCGTTGATGTCCTCTTCGCTGTCGCCTCGGATCAGATCGACGGGGATTCCGGTCGTCTTCGCCGCCTTGGTTTTCCAGTCGAGCCGCTGTTGCGCGGTCTTCAGGTCGTTGAGCGCCTTCTCGGCGGTTTCGGCGCGTGCGGTGAGCTTGTCCACCGTTTCGCCGCTGGTTTTCATCTGGCTTTCGAGGTCATGGGAGTGCTTCACCGCCTCGTGGTATTTGGCCTCCCAATCGACCTGTTCCTGGGTTTCGTTCGTTTCGGAATCCGGCGGCTGCTCGCCGCCTCCCTCTGTGGGCGTCGCGTCCACCGTTCGGATGCGGTTGGGATACCGTGGTTGCCACGGTCTGAACATGGTTTCATCTCCAATCAGCCCGTCCGGGCATAGAAAAAGCCCCTATTGCAGGGGCTTGGAATGGTTATTGGTGAGAATCAGTGGATGCTTCCGTCCGTCTTCCTGAAGAAGTCGGGGTGCTGGCGGCGCATGATGGCCGCGAGACTGTTGAGGTTGTTCGGATCTCCCGGCTCGTAGGTGTGGGTTCGTCGTCTGCCGCTCCTCTGCGTGATGGTCACCGTGTACGGCGATACGTTGTTTGCCGCTTCCAGCAGCGGCGGATCCGCATGACGGCCTTCCAGCGCATCGCGGGCCTGACGGTACATGCGCTCGTAAAGATCCGGGTCGTAGCCCTCGATATGGTTCGAGCCCCTGTCCCATTCGGGAATGATCTCGCAATCGCAGTCGTCGTGGAAGTCGTGGTCGGCTCCGGCTGTTTCCGCACTGGCATAGACGTAGCCGCGCCCGGCCAGCATGAGGCAGAACGGGCAGGTGCGCCCGCCGGATGGCACACGGGCGTAGCCCGGTTTGCGCGGATCGCGTTGGACGTTGGCCTGTATGGTCAGCCTTCCGGGTTCCTTCACTTTGCGGTCGAGGAACTTGTTCGCCCACCTGAGGAACTTATCGGGGTCTGACGGCGTGCCATCGGACTTGTCGAACAACAGTCCCGCGTTGGCACGGATGATGCCACGCGCCGCCTCGTCGTCGAACCCGTTGGCCGGCTGCGCCTCGAAACCATCGCCGAACCATTGCCGCCACAGTTCGTCATACCATTGCGCGGCCGCGACGGAACCGATGTCGCCGTATTTGCGGCACAGCGCCGGTAGCAGGTCGAGCAGTATGTCACGCTGCCTGGCCGCCGGCAGTCCCTCCAGCTCCATCCACAGCCGTCCCAACTCCCGTCGGGCCAGACTCACCGCTTGGGATTGCGCTTTGCCCAGTCGGGCCACGTCCGTTCGCGTCACCGACGCCATCAACGCCTCCAATCTGGGTCAGCATGTCCAGCACGCTTCGCGCCTGATTGCGCGTGACTTCGTTTTGCAATGAGGTGATCTCGTCGTTGGTCAGGCCCAGACGGCGCAGCCCCACGGTGCTGTTCGCATAGATTTCGTTCACGCCGCTGATCTTCACGTAGGCATCGGCCCTCGCCGCATCAGAGATCTCACGGGTCGGCATCCACACCGGTCTGATCAATTTCAGATCATCGGGCGGCGCGGCCAATCCATCACGCAGGCACACGGTCATGCGCAGCAGGCGCTCCAATTGCATGCCGAACAGACGATTCTGCCTATCGGCCTCGCGGGTGAGCTTGCGCTCCGCCGCCGCCATAGCCTCCGCGCTGGAAGGATTGTCGAGCGTGATGCCCAGATTGTCCGCCGGAAGATTCGTCTCCGACGCCACCACCAGCGCAATGGTCTTCAACATGTCGCTGTGCGGCTGCATGGAAGCCTGGCTGATCTGATGCAACTCAGGATTCCGCCCGTCGATGTCCCCATCGATCGCGTTGATCGCCGACACCATCGATCGCGTTGATCGCCGACACCAAAGAAGACCACGTGTCCTGATTGAACGCATCCTCGGGAGCTCCCAGGAACCATAGTTTGGGCACGCTGTAGAACTCGGCGCTCGCCTCCATGCGCACCAGCGTCCTGAACCCCATGTCGGTCAACGACATCAAAGGCCTCGTGATGCGGGCACGTCCCAGCGGACGCGACAGCTGGGGGTCGTTGACGAACGGTATGGCCGTGGGTTCCGGCCAGTTCGTCATGATCCGCTCGGCCTCCCAACGGCCACGGTCGCCGCGAACCACGGTATATACCTTGTTGGGAAGGAACACATTGAACGCGGTGATGCGCCCTTTGCTGGTCGCGTCGTTGATGGTCAGCACAGCGGCGAGCCGGTTGTGCCGGCCGTCCCAGATGGCGGCACTGTATTCCGCGCTGCGCGGCGTGACGATGATGCCCTCCGCATCCTTCGTGATGGTCAGGAACGCGCATCCGTGCATGTACGCGGAAACGATGGTCTGCGGTATCGCCAACTCCAACGCGTTCTCGTCGGCCAACTCGCCGATGCCATACGAGTCGATGCCGCCCAGATCCCATCCGTCGAACACGCTCAGGTCGGCGAGCGCCCTGACGGCCTTGGCGGGCCATCCGACGCATGCGCTCACGTTCGCGCGAATCCGGTCTGGGATGCTGATGCCGAAGTCCTTGAACCGGTAGCGAGCGAAATAGTAGCCGCTACGGATCAGGTTGTAGGGGTATCGGTCGCGCCACACCTTGCATAGTGCTCGGATCATCGGCATGTCCGCGTCGTCAACGCCGTCGATGCTCGCCGCGCCCAGGCTGTTCACGTCCAACGGGCGTTTTACGGCGGCGCTCCAGATGCCCTCGTCCGTCATAGGTTCGTCTTTCTCTTCTAGTGCATGACGTGCTGCCGCCGGTTCGGGTTGCGGCGTGTAATCCACGCGCCCTGTAGCGCCATCGTGCAGGCAACCAATGGGGAGATGTCGATGTCGGATCCGGTCTTGTTCCAGCCGAACGCGCCGCTTTTGCCGATCGGTCTCGTGGTCGCGTTCGACACCGCCATGGCCAATTGGGGCTGGGCGTCATCGGACAGATGCCTCAATGTGCCGGCGGTGAGCATGTCCAATACACGGCCGCATGCCTGACCCATGCCGTTGGTGGTGTTCACCATGACCTTCACGCCGCGTGACTTCAGTTCGGGCAGCAGCACCATGGCGGGGCTCTGCGCGTCGATGACCACGGCTGCGGTCTTCGGCCAGCGCTCGGCGATCCAATCGGCGGCCCACGCGGTGCCATGCTTCTTCGTGTCCCGGTATTCCGCCAGCTCGATGTGCGCGGTGCCGTCCCAGTATTTCATGCACGCACCGATGGCCAACGCGCTGCGATCCGGGGACATGTCGATGCCGAACGAGACGACACCTCCATCGGCACGCTTCTCCACGGTGCCGTCCGCCCACAATCGCGGATCGATGGCATTGGAGACGATGGCCTCGTCCCATATGCCAAGGCCCTCGCGCCGGAACGAATCATCGCCCAGGTTCTCCTTCATGCGCAGGATGGCCGCCTCGCCGGTGCGATGCGGAAAGGAGGGGTTCGCCACGGCCCACTGTCTGCGGTCGTCGGAGTCGGCGTCCTTGTCGGCGCTGAACTCCACGTACAGCATGTCGGCGCTGTCGCCCTTCAATGCCTCGCTTCGACGAGTGGAGAACACCTCGGATGGATCCGAGGGCTTCGGCGGTGTGCCCATGTAGACGATCAACGGGTTGCGCGCCGCGTTCGTCGCTGGGATCATGTCGTCCAACGCGCGTTCGGTCAGGATCTGCGCCTCGTCGAACACCTCGATGTCAACGCTGTCGAAGCCACGGCCGAAGCCATTCTCTCGGGCACCGAACATGACGCGCGATCCGTTGACGAACACGATTTCCTGTTGGCCGTTCGCCCTTCGTGGCTCGCCATCGACGAACCGGCTTATCGCCCTGCGCCGCACCAAGGCGCACATGAACTTGAACGTCTCGTCACTCGTGCGCGTCCTATGCGCCGTCCACAGCACCTTCAACGGGTATTCGCTCAGAATGCACAGCATCATGATCATCGTGCCGATCAGGAACGTCTTGCCGACCTGACGGCAAATGCTGATGACCACGCCGCCGATACCGGCCGCATACACGCCGTCAGCGGTCTTGCCAAGGATGCAACGGCCCAACTGTCGCTGCCAGCCGTCGTACTCGATGCCGCACAGCCTCGCCTGCGCCTCGACCTTCGGCCAGCCGGTCGTCGCAATGTCCTTGGGCAGCACCACATGCCGCGCCACATCGGACAGCTTGCGCCGGTCGGGTCTGGCGCTAGACCTCGCTCGGATCGAACGGCTCATCCTCTACCTCCGTCGCGGTCGGCGCATTGGCTCCGCCGTTCTCGGATTCAAGGCGCTCAATCTCCCGACTCACCTCAAGCAGCCGCCGGGTCAACGACGCCAAATCGCGCGGCGGCGTATCTACATCGAATACCGCTTTTTCAAGCCTATGAAGAGTTCGTTGAAGCAGCACGAGGTAATCATTTGCTTCAGCCATAATGTCTCTCCGGGAAAAGAAAACGCCCACCATCAGGTGGGCGGAAAATCGATGCTTCAGATGTCTGAATGCCCTCGTATCGCTTTGAGGCTTGCGGAGAACCATAACCACTATTTGAAAGGAGTTATCATGAAATTCAGGATTTAGCCAAGGCTAATTACTCGTCTTCGTTCTTTTTTAGATGTGCTTCCACCCCAGCGGAATTTGCCTTGAAATCGAGCGCATAGCCTTTATCCATGACCATTTCTGCAAGACGTAGGGCAAATAAACTGACCAGAGAAACAAGAAGTACCGCTGAGTCAGCATTCTTCGGAAGAGGCAGCATATCCTTGAGTCCAGAAGACCGTTCGATCATCATGGTTGCCATAATGACCTCCTTCATTTCAGATTACTTTGTGGTTCACATCGTCAGCATCTCCTTTCGCATACAAGTCTACATTCAAATCCATGCAACTGATTGGAAAAATAACGGGGAGGGATTTGGCCAATACTCTGGGGTAGCCGAACGCCGGGCCGGGAGGATACCGTCCCCCAGGCCTGTTACCAATCCGAACTCTTGAACGGCACGGCGGTGGGCTTGAGTGCCGGAGCGCCTTTGGCTTTCTGTCTTGCCCATGCAAGGCTCTTGTCGCTTTTGAGTTGGTTGCAACAGCGATGCACCTTCTCAAGGTTGCGCAGATCCGTCGCGCTTCCGCCGCGACTCACTGGAATGATTTCGTCCACTTCGGCGCTCATTGGATCAGGCCATGCAATCGCATCATCTATAGGCCTATCGCAGATGGCACAGGGCACTTGTTGCGCGAGCACCCGCTGTCTGGCGAGATTGCGGGCCTGACGGTTGATGCGCCGTGGATCCCTGTAGCTTTTGCCGTGAGGCATGCTGGTTGGCCTAGGTATTTGGCGGGTGCCGTGATGCCTGTATCGCAAGCGGAATCTTCAATTATGCGTGAGGCTTGGTGGGCTTCACGGCACCCGTGGGTATGAATATGCCCCGCCGGAGAAAGGAGTAAAGCCGGCGGGCGGAGGAAAGTCTTGGAAGGTTGCCTTGGTGTTCCTTGCATTGAACGGCAACACTATCATTTTCGCTGCGTTGCACTTCCCGTGCAAGTTCCACAAGGCCTTGCGTCTACTAGATATTTGATATGACGGAATCCGTTACCGGAGGTAACAGCATTCTCGATCTGCCTGTTACAGTCGGAAATCATTGCTGTCGTTGGCTTCATCGTCCCTATATATTCCCTGTAACAGGTGTAACGGGTGTAACAGGTGAAGTATAGGAATCGTGTGGTGAATGAGGGTGGATGTGATCGGTTGCGTCGGTTACATGTGTTACAGCCTTCATCAATCGGCGGTATTCCAACGGTTCCGTCGTAACAGGCAACCGTTACGCGATGCTGCTTGGTAACGGTGTGGCGTGCTTGCGCCCACGGTCTGTAAAGTATTGATCAACTCCGAGATGGAGTCAGCGCGCTGGCGTTTCCGCCACATCCGGTAACGGCTCAGGTGGATTCCCCGGCGGCGCGTAGGTTGCGATTGAGATTCAGGCAGTCCGGCCACCGTGGTTGAGCCGGCGGTATGGCGGATGGCCCTCAAAGCGAAGCGCCCTCAAGTTCATTCTTGAGGGCGCTTACTATATGGGGTTCTGATTGGCTTACGCCACGGCGGTGAATTCGGTCGGCTTGTCCGTGTCGATGGCTTTAAGCCGCATTTGGTCCACGACGTCGGCGACTTCGTTGATCCGTTCGGGCCAAAGTCCGGCGTACACGTCGAGTGTGATGCTTGCGGTGGCGTGGCCAAGCTGTTTCTGCAGGGTCTTGACATCCGCGCCGCAGGCGATGGCGATGGACGCATAGGTGTGACGGAGGCTGTGGATGTTCACGCCTTCGCCTTCCATGCCGGCGTTGCGCACGCTGGGATACCAGATGCGGGTGCGCCAGCTGTGGTCGTGGATGTATCCGCCGCGCTTGGCCCGGAACAGGAACTCGTTCTTGCTTTGCCCGGTGGCTTGTTCCTCCAGTCGGGGAATGAGCGACGGCGGGAGTGCGATGGTTCTTGCCTCACCGCTTTTGGGCGTGCCGAGCTGCATCTTGCCTTCGCCGTCATCGGACCATGTGCGGCGGATGCGGGCCTTGCGGTTCCTGAAGTCGAGATCCTGTATCTGCAGGGCGAGGGCTTCGTTGATGCGCACGCCCGTGTAGGCGAGGAAGCGCACCAGCAGTCCGTCAACGTCGCGTCCTTTGGCGGTCGCTTCGTCGGCGAGCAGTTCGACCTCCGGCACGGTGAGGAACACCATGTCTTCGTCCTTGGACACGATCCGGGGCGTGGTGACCAGTTTGGCCGGGTTTTCCCGGATCCACTTGTTGGTGATGGCGTACTCGAACACGGCCGCCATGACGACCTTGACGATGTTGCGGATGCTGCGGGGCTCAAGGGCCGTGGCTTCCTCTTGCCGGGCAGTTCGGCCTTGTATCCGCCCTTGGAGAGTTTGTTCACCCATGATTGGAGTTCATTGGGTGTGATTTCGCGTAGCGTCTTGCCGCCCCATGTGGGGTTGATGTACACGCGCAGCTCGCGCTGGTAGCGGCCTAGGGTGGCGGGCTTGACGTCGAGCTTGGTCTCGATCCACTGGTCGGCGACATCCTGGAAGAGTCGCTGGTCGGCGTTGGGATCCACGTAGCGGCCGCGCCGGATGTCGTCTTCGAGTGCGGCTTGGAATTCCTCGGCGTCGTAGAGTTTGTCGAACACCTTGGTCTTGGCCTGTTTGCTGCCGTCTGGTTTGATGACGAACCAGCGGCAGCGCCAGCGCTTGCCGATGCCGTAGCGGGGCGTGCGCCATTTCTCCGGGACTTTCGCCTTCATCGGGTCGCGTGCGTTGGCGAGGCTACGTTTGACCGTGGCGGTAGGAGGGTTGCCGTCAGCGTCGTCTTTGAGCCATAGGTCGTCGATGCTCACTCGTGCCATGACGGTCGCTCCTTTCTATCGTTGGATTATTTTGTATGGTTCGGCCATGCCTTCGAGGATTTTGCGGTAGTCCCTGACGAGGTTCACGGTGACGCCGAGTTCGTCTGCGATCTTGTAGGGGCAGGCGTCGTAGGTCTCCTCGGCGCTCGCGTATTCCTGCGGGTCGATAAGGCGGAGGGCGGTTTCGCGCCAGGTCTTCTGCTCTTCGACATCGTGGCCCATGAGTTGGGCGATGCCGTCGCGCCAGTGCTCAGCGTGGATTATCTCGTGCTGCAGGGTCACCCGCTTCTGGTTGTCGTTCAGACGCTCGTCGAGGGTGATCCTGCGCCGGTTGTGTTGGTAGCTTCCTAGTCTGTCGTCGTTGATGATGGCTTCGACTACCTGCAGGCCCATGGAATGGGCGATGCAGAGCAGGTCGTGATAACTGTTCAACCGGTTCCCCTCTCACTGCATGCTGGTTGTCAGTCGATCGGAGTGTTCATTTCCTGTTGCTTGTTGTGGTCGGTGTATGCGGCGGTGTCGTAGTTGTCCTGCATCGTGTGCCCGGTGACCTTGGAGAGCTGCGTCGCGGCGCTGAGGAACGGGTTCGATGCGGGAGCGGCGGTAGGTGCCGTGGCCGGAGCTGCCGTTTCGGGCTTGCGCTCGGTGGCGTACAGGGTGAAGTCGTAGGTCTTGCCGTCTCGCTGGAAGGTGCCGTGGGTGACTTCGCCCTTGGGGCCTTGCGGCCCATGGGCCATGAGGTCCTTGGACACCTTCTCCAGCACGCTTTCATATTCGGCGGGCATGTCCTCGGTGCGCAGCGCGTCGAGCATGCGGAGCCGGAGCTCGCTTTGCGCCTTCGTATATTCGGGCGTGGTGAGCTCCACGTTCGCATAGCCGAAGTCGTTGTGCGCCTGGCTCTTGTACTCGTCGCGGATGGCGTTGATGTCCATGCCGGGATTCTGTTCGACGTACTGGGACAGCGCCTCTATCTCACGCAATGCGATGACGGGATCCGTGCCGCATGCCTTGGAAAGGATGATGAGTTCGCTGATGCGGACCGCGCCGCGTTCGGCGTTCACGATGTCCCGCATGCGGCTGTACTTGACGCGGCCGTTGGTTTCACGGTCGATCTCAAGCAGCGATTTCGAGGCGTGTTCGAGCATATACCCGACCACGACGCGGGAGGCCATGTCATATGAGGAGTCGTATGCTTTCATGCCTTCCATTGTGGCACCATTCCACACGCGACATGCCGCATATGCGTAATTAGTTTGTCATTCACACAATGTGTATGACTCGTGAAGAAAGCCTTAGAGTTTGGCAAATGCCAAAGTCATGTGCAAAACTATAGCTGTGAGTCAAATGACAAATGCAAATGACCAAACCGATGGAGGGGTTGGCGCAGCAGCCATCCGCCGAATACGCATCCACACCATTCTTGAGGGACTGACCATCGAGCATGTCGCCCAACGGACGGGCGTATGCCGGGAAACCGTCTCACGCCGTCTGAAATCCACCGATATGCGGATCGACGACTACATGATCCTGTGCCATTCGGTCGGCATGGATCCGGCGGCGAATTTGGACGAGGCCATCGTCGAATCGCAGCGGGCCCCATCGCCCGATCCGATGCGGATGCGTAGCGAGGGGGCATGCCATGCAGGGCTATAAGACGAAGGTCGGCGATCCGTTCTCAGCTCTGGAGCGGTCGCTGAAACCGATGAATACCACGAAGGACATCGCCGCCACGGGCATCTCCGAGGGCACGCTGGGCTACTGGCGTTCTATGGGCATCGGCCCGAAGTTCGTGAAGGTCGGGCGCACCGTGCTCTATCCGAAGGAAACGATCCTCGATTACTTCCGCACGCATGTCTACCAGTGCGCCGGGGATGTGACGGACGAATGACCGTCATCTTCGACCAAGGGGATCTCGCATTCATCGAGACGTGCCGTGCGGGCGGCGTGCCGGCCAAGCCGAAGCGGCGGCGCTACCGCCGGGGAGCAAGGCCGATGGATGACGAGGAACGCCGCAGGCGGAAGCGCGAATGGCAGCGCAAGCGGCGCGAGGATCCGTGGGAGCGGGAGAAGGACCGCGCCTGGGCGCGCGAACACTACTACCGGAACCGAGAGAAACGACTCCGTCAGATGAAGGAATACCAGCAACGTTGCAGAACGGAGGCATCGGATGGGCAGAAGCCTGAAGACGGCGAAACAGGCGGGTGCGGCGATGGAATCCCGCACCGTTGACTACCTGCGATGGGCATTGAACGACGACAGGATCGAACGCCGCCATCTGGCGGGTGCCAAGGATCGCGGCGACATCGCCGGCGTGAGGTACCAGGGGCACCGCGTCGTCATCGAATGCAAGAACACTGCGGCGATGAACGTGTCGCAACATCTGCGCGAAGCGGAGACGGAGCGGGGCAACGATGACGCGCTGATCGGCGTGGTCGTGCAGAAGCGGCCCCGCATCGGCATCGAAACCCGTGAAGGTCAAGGCCGGCAACTGGTGATGATGACGCTGGAATCGTTCGCACTGATGCTCAACGACGGCCTTCCCCTGGGAGGTGACGCGCGATGAAACGGTATCTGCCACGCTGCCGCACCTGCGGATCCCTCCGTGCCCCGACCGACGTGGACACGGCATACGAGACGGCAAGAGCACACATGAAAACCAAGCCCGGCCATTCGGTCGGGGTCATCCCGATACGGGTGGATGGAGGAAAACAACAATGACCGCAACACTGGTGCAACCCACCATCGACGGCGCGATGCCGTCGCTGAGCGATCAGAAGCGTGACCTGCTGGCGAAACAGGCGGCACGCATCGCCGAGCTGCAGGTCAGCATCAAACAGGCTCAGGACGAGATCGACTCGCTGAAATCCCAGATCCTCGGCTTGTGGCCGGTCGGCTCATACGAGGCTGGCGACCTGAAAGTGCAGGTCAAGCTCGGCAACCAGCGGCTGGATTCCAAGCGCTTCATGCAGGCGTATCCAGCCGCTGAGAACCCGTCGCTGTACAAGGTGTCGCCGGATGTTCCGGCCGCACGCAGGGCGTTGGGCGAAATGGCATTGGAGCCGCTGATGAAGCGTGACAAGAGTTCCGTGGTGGTCAAATGAGCTCCGCAGACGTGCTCGCCGTGCTGGGAGGCGAGGAACCCAATTCCGAGACAGACGGCGGAAGCAAGGTCGAAACGGCGACGGCATACGAGCTGTTGCGCATCGATGCGACGCTCTGGCCGCAGATCCGCGAACTGATCGAGGGGAATATCCGCAACGCGCCGCGCGAACGGCAGAAGGCCATCGGCCCCAGCGAACTGGGCACCGACTGTCTGCATTGTCTGGCGGCGAAGCTGGCGGGCTGGCCGCGCAAACGCGGCACCGCATGGCTGCCGTTCATCGGCACCTGCGTCCACGAGCACTTCGAGCGCATGTTCGCCGGATTGAACCCGCAGGGCTTCGACCCGGACGTGAGGCACAGGCCGTATGAGACGGAGATGCGGGTCACGGTCGGGGAGCTCCACGGTCTTGCCGGGGGCTACCCGGTGAAGGGATCCATCGACCTGTACGACAGGGCATCCGCCAGCACCGTGGACTGGAAGGTCGTCGGCGCGACCACATTGAAGGGCGTGAAGGCGCACGGCCCCTCGCAGACCTATATGGTTCAGGCTTCCCTGTACGGCATCGGCCTGATGAACGCCGGCGAGAAGGTGGAGCGCAACTGCATCTTCTTCCTTCCCCGCAACGGCATCAGCCTCAACGATGCGTTGCCGGTCGAGCTGCGGTTCAGCGACAAGCCCGGACTGTGGGCGATGGCGAGGGCGCAGATGCTGGTCACGTTCATGGATCTGATTGAGCAACAGGATGGGCCGGACGTGCGCGACGCGTGGATCCACCTGCTACCGGTCTCCGCCACGCACTGCTTCGACTGCGGTTCATGGCCCGACGACGCGGCGAACGGCATCCCCGAACTCGCGCCACAGCCTTCGGCGGAGGTGCCGGAGCGGTGGAAGCGGCTGATACCCCTGCTGGAGCCGACGATGCGGGAGGTGGCCGACATGCGATAGCCATTCACCGCTTTGCGGCGGCCCACAAAATCAGCAATTCAACAGTCAACCAATCAACGTATAGGAGTCAACAATGTTCGCACAGGCAAATCAGCCGCAAGGCAACTACAACCCGACCACCACGACGCTGCCGACACTGGCGCAGGTGATGGCCGGCGGCACGCCGTCGTTCTTCCAAAGGGAGGATCCCATCGGCACGAGCGTGACCGGCATCGTCGAAAGCATCGAAGCGCAGCAGCAGCGCGACATGGACACGCAGGAACCGAAGTACTTCGACAACGGTCAGCCCATGATGCAGGTCGTCATCCACATCGCCACCACGCTGCGCGACGCCACCATCCCCGGCGACGACGGCGTTCGCGCCGTGTACGTGAAGGGCAAGAACCTCGCCACGCTCCGCCAGGCATCCCGCATGGTGGGCCGCGACTTCCCGCACGTCGGCGACGGGTTCACCGCCACCTACACCGCCAACGGCGAAGCCAAGAAACGCGGATGGAACCCGCCGAAGCTGTACAGCTACGAAATCGTGCCCAACCAGAATCAGGTCGCCCAGGCCATGAACGCGGCCGAACCCCAGCCCCAGGCTCAGCCGCAACAGCCGGCACCGGCCATGCAGCAGCCCACGTTCCAGCAGCCGCAGGTGAACGCGCAGCAGATCAAACAGCTCGCCGCCACAGGGCGATCCGCCAAGGAAATCGCGGGATTCCTAGGCATCGACGAACAGACCGTCGCCGGCATCCTCAATGACGAACCCGAATTCTAACCATCGGCCCGAACCGTAGCCAAGCGGTCAACCGCGAATGCGACAGACGCGGCGGGCACAACGACAACCAAATGCCAGCGAACAGGAAGAGGCGACAAGGAATATGGAAGCACCGTCCAAGCACACATGCTCGATCATCCCCGATGGGCCGAGCAACGTGCAGAACGTGCTCATGGGCATGCACGTGTCGTCGAATCCTTGGAAGCATGCGTTCTACGACCGTCTTGGCCAAAGCATCCAAGTGCCCCGCAACGAGATGAACCACGGCAGGCCATACTTCGACGACGGCTACGCGAAGGCCCTGTGGGACTTCCGCCACGGATCCATGCTGCTCGGCGAAGACAACCAGACCCTGTACGTGCGCGACGTGGACCACAGCGGCGACAACAAACTGCTGGACTCATGGCACGCCATCGGATCCCTAGAAAACGAATATCACGTGACCGGGCGCTCGCAGGTGTATCTGCCGTGGAACACGCAGATGCGCGTCGAATGCTCGAAGCTGCCCCAACGGGTCCTTCATGGCGTGAAGTTCCGCAACATGGCGTTCTACCGCATCGACGGGCACGTGAAGCGCTTGCCGCCCACGGATCCGCTGTTCGTCAACCCCTTCGAGGTGTTCATGGACGTGGACTATTCCGACGAACTGGTGGCGCAGGTGGGCAGATTCCTGCATTTCGTCACCGCCGACGACCACAGCGCCGAGAATCTGGGACGCATGTTCGTCACCCCGCTGCTGGAACCGTACAAGCACCTGTTCTACGTGCTGTACGGTGGCGGCGGCAACGGCAAGGGCATCCTGCTGGACACGCTGCATCGCAGCCTTCCCGAACTGTCGGCGGCGGTCACGTCGAAGACCCTGCTGGGAGGACGCAACGGCAACGGCGGCTTCGCCACCGATCAGGAGACACTGAAGCTGATCGGAGCGCTGTGGGCCTACGACGAGGACGCCGACACCATCACCCTGGAACAGGCCACCCTGCTGAAGAAGATAGGCACCGGCGACACGTTGGTCGCCCGCCGTGTGCAGGAGAACGCGGTCAGCTTCAAGAACAAGGCCACGTTCATCATCGCGTCGAACAATCCGGTCATCATGAGCATGACCGAGGCATTGGAACGCCGCCGCGTGTTCGTGCGCATGAGGGACGGCCGCGCCGAGGAGGAATTCGCCGACCTATTGAAATTCCGCGACGAGCATGGCATAGCACCGTTCCTGATGGCCTCATGCCGCCTGTAGGAGTATCGGGGCGACAAGCCCTGGAACGATGTGTCCATCGGATCCGCCGATGACTTGACCGAGGCGCAGCAGTGGATCGTGGACTGCATCGTGGCGAACGGGTACGCCGTCAGCCGCGACAACCCGAACCGCGAGACCGACATGGCGCACCGCAACACCGTCACGAAACTGGGCTTGAAATCGAAACCCAAGCGCATCAACGGCGAGGTCGTGCGCGTGCTGGTGGTCAGGAACGAGCGTGTGTTCAGCGTGTACCGCGACAGCGCAGCCAAGGACATGACCGAAGCCCTGCAGGAAGACGAAAACAAGCCTGTGCCATCGTTGCCGGATCCCATCGAGGGCGGCGGCGTGGTCACGCCGGACGATTGTGGCTATCCGGTCACATTCGGCACGGTCAACGACGGAAAACGCTCCTTCGACTGGGCCGGGAACCGCATGCTGCCGGAAGGCAAATACCCGCCGACGGGCGTGGCCGCGTATGCGGTAGTTCCATCGGCGGGCATGGCGGTCATCGATCTGGACGTGGCCAAGGATCCGGCAACCGGCGAAGTGCTCAAGGACGCTCCTACAGGTTGGGACATCTTCAACCGCGAAATCGGCGGATACGGCTCCGAGGATTTCCCGAAGACGTATCTCGTGGGCACACCCACCGGCCGCAGGAACGGCTTGCCTTCCGCGCACGCCTACTACCTGATTCCGCCCGAACTGCAGGGCCGGCTGAAGAACGCCGTCCATGAGAAGGGCATGCCGGTCGATATCCGCTGCGAGGGCAAGGGCTACGTGGTCGGCGCGGGCAGCCGGATACCGGGCGGCGACTACCTGCTGCTTGACCTACCGGATGGCCAGCCGCCGATGATGCCGCCCAAGATGGTGCGATGGCTGATCGACCACGGCTACGTGACCGAACCTGACGGCCAAGCTTCCACGCCCAATCCGGAGCGCGCGGCGCGGATCCCGTCATTGAGCGAACTGATGCGCCAGCCCATCACGGTCGGAACCACATCGAACGGAAAACCCGACATGACGCCCATACCGGCTGGAAGCCGGAACAACGACCTCCACGCGTGGGCCTACGGAAGGCTGCTGAACCATCCCGACAACGCGGAGACGATCCGACGCGATTTGTTCGAGCGCGGGCATGCCAGCGGCCTGGACGACGCGGAGCTGGAGACGATCTGGCAGTCCATCCGCCGCCAACTGGGAGGCGACTGAAATGCCGAGAAGGAAACCACCGTGGCTCAGGCTCCTGTGCCCGCCGGGCGTGAACCCCGCGCACCTGACCGCACGACGCTGCGGCGCATGCCGCGAATGGGTGGCGGTGGACACCGGCGGGCCCGTCGAAGAGGTCTACGACCCCGGCGTGCTGGATGCAACGGATCTGGTCACGGCCATCATCCTGGGCCGCAGGTTCACACGGATCCAGCCCATCGCGGGCACCATGCTGATCGGACTGCGCACCCCATGCGGCGCGCGGGGCGTCAAACCGGACGGCATGTACCTCGCCGCCCACGAATGCTTCCGCACGCCGATCAGCACGAAGCCGTTCAAACCACCAAAACGCACGGCAGCGGCCAAATGGAACGGACCGCAACTCAGCGACAGGGAAATAAGCGCTTTCGAGACAGCCTGGAGGAGGCAACTATGACCATCACACACCAACCGCAACCACCCAGAATCCACGCGCATCGGCTCGCCAAACTCGTGCCGGCGGTACTGGCCACGCTGCGCACACAGGCCATCACGGTCGGGTTCGGCACCGCCGCCGGATATGTGCGCGTCTGCCGGTGCGGATACGCCACACGTGACCCCAACCGGTTCGCCAACCATCTGGAGCACAAGATCGGAGAAACCATCATGAGCAACCCGCTGGCATTCCTTGACGACCCCACGCCCACGATCAGGCACAGGCTCGTGGACACCGCGAAGCACGGCCGGATCCTCGTCTGCTCGTGCGGGCGCGACTACCCATCGCTCACCATCATGCAGGAACACATCCGCGCCATGAACGAAAGGCACGACGATGAAGCCTGAGCCGCATCTGGTCGTCACCGAATCCACCGGCCACGGGCTGCGCTGGTGGTGCTCCTGCGGATATGACGCCGACAGCCTGCAAGACTTAAGACAGCACTTGAACGGAGGGAATGACGATGACAGGGCCATGCGTGAACAATGACGGAGCCAGCACTGTTGCTGGAAGGCTGCTGTGCAAGGAGTGCGAGCGACGGCTCATGGAAGCCCTCGCCATGATAGGTGAGGATGCCATGCCGCTGCTGTTGGTCGCCACCAAACGGGCCAGCGTCAGCATACAGGGCAACAGGCATTCCACGCCGGCGCAGGCACCGTCGCCGTTGCGTGACGGCATGTGGGAACTGTACTGCGAGACGGAACAGCTACTGCGACAACTGGGTTTGCGTTTCGACTACGCGAAGGCCGTGGACCCGCGCGCCACTGTGAAGGCGCTGGCGAACGCCGCGATCATGGATCCAGTTCCCTTGCTGTCGAGCGGGGACGTGCTCGCCTGGTATCAGGACATCACCAATCTTGCCCGACGGATCCACACGGCGGTCAACCCCGCCAAGCCGCGTATAGCGTTCGGCGCTTGCCCCAGTTGTGGAAGCGTGGTGTGGGGCGATCCCGACGAACAGTACGGCGAATGCGCTGGATGCGGCAACAAGGTGAACCGTCGTGCCGTCGCCGACCGTCTGCTTGCCAAACTGGTCGTCAGCGAAGTACGAGGTACAGCCAAGCAACTGAGTGCTGAATGCGCGAAAGCGGGGATCCGTCTGCCGGCCAACACTATCCGCTCATGGGTGAAAAGAGGGCAATTGCATTATGGCAATGATGGGAAACTCGGCTTAAGTGAACTAGTGCCGTTGCTTGATAGGCGACGGGCATAGGCATGCGGTGAGTAATGTTGCTTGCGCAGTATCACTCACCGCATTTACTTATTCGCCTTTATGTGACGGGGCTTCCAGCATTGCTCGGTAGGGTTCTAGACTCAATGCCGTTCGTAAGGCATCGCTGCGTAGGGGCACAAATTTGCCATCACTGGTCATCTTCCCTAAAAGCGCAGACCAAGCGTCGAATTTCTCCTGCTTCTCAAGAAGCGGAATGTTCCGTTCCAAGGCCTTGTTGATAAGATCTGTCACGTTCTGCGTTGTCAGCTTTTCCATGGTCTGACGCAACTCCAGTTTCGTCTTTTCATCGAAAGCGGATTCTTGAATGTTGGCCGAGGAAAGTTCACGAATATCCTTTGCGAGATCCATTGCCTTGTACATGATGATAAGCAAACGATTTTGTGCCTCCTCGCTGTCCATGTGCAACTGGCATGCTTCAATCGCGTCATCGACTTCCTTGGAGAATGCGTTTGTCGTTTCAGGAGCGGAAGTCAGTAATGCAATCGGCTGAGGCGTTTCGACATCATTCTTTTTTGAACGACGAGTCACTTTGTTCCAAAGTTTACCCATCGTAGGTTTAACTGAATCCTCCCACCAATGAACGACGGTTTTATCCCACCAGCTTCTGAATGTCTCATTGTTCGCTAGATAGTATGCGGTTCCGACTATTGCGGCAATCGCAATTGCGGCGGCAGCCATAGCCGCTGCAGGTGTGTCTCCGTCATCGTTGCCGATTTCTGCGCCGTCTCCGTCGTCGGTATTGTCGAAGACGGGTTCCCAACGTGCTTGTCCTTTCAAATGGTTTTCATCATCGAAGAAGGCTCCCAGATAGACGCTGGGATCGTCTTGAGGATTGGCCAAATGCATCCCGTCAGGCATTATCAGGCGGTACAGCGGCTCGTCTTCCAT